ATACATGTATTGTCACGAGCGGCTGCAACACCTGCAGTCATCATGGATCGCATAGAAGGCATTACCTCAAGGCTTGTGATGGCCTCGGATATTTCATTCTGAACTGCGGTGTCTTCAATTACAGGAGCTACAATATTAGAAACGTAACGGCCTACAGTTTCGCCCCAAGTTTCACGGCGACCTTCTTCGTCTAGCCAACGGGCATAGCGACTTGTGTGGATGAAGGATTGGTAATCGGTCGGTAGATAGTTATTCATGGTCTTCCTCAAACTAGATCTGATAAATTGGGTTCTTCATAATTTGGTCCCTTTAGAACCTTGCCATCTTCACGGTAGATGGGCTGGCCGTCTTCACCCAACTTGCTCATGTTCGAGGCGTGTACACGGCGCACAGCTTCGTCCAGATCCCAACCAAAGGTGGCTGCAAATCCGTAGGTGACATAAACAAGGTCGGCTAATTCTTTGAGCATTTCTGCGGCTTCTGTGGCCGCTAGTACCTCTGCATATTCTTCCTTAATCAGGACAGTGCGTAGGAGATCTTTGTTGCTACCCTTAGCCCAGCTATGCTTCATGGTCTGTTGGTAGATACGGGAAAAGTGTTCAACCATATCCAGAGGCGATTTACCCAGATATGTGTCAGGGTCACGAAGGGATACACTACCTTCATCAAAGTATTCATAGCCGGGGGTCATTGATCTTCCGCCTCCAGCTTTGTAATGAGGCGGTCTAAATACCAACGGGCCTTTTTGAGATCTTCAAGACCGCCCTTGTAGGGCCAGCGCCATAAGTATTTAAAAGCATTTTGCCAGCAATAAGCTACATGAGGCTCACAGTCTGAGCCTTCTACCATGGCTTCCATTGCATCGATGCACTCGATTTCTGCAGAGTTGTAATGCAGAGGCCGGTTAACCATGTCGGTGATTTGGTTGAGATCCATCATGGTGTCCTCAATTCTTTTTGTTGAAGGGGATGACTTTGGCTTCGGCAATGGCTTGCTCAAGTTCATCGGCAGGCTCAAATTCGATTTCCATTTCAGATTGGTCGAGGATCATATTGCCCAGATCCACAAAGAAGAACGGATTGTTCTGGACCATGTACCCGATGCCCTCAACCAGAGCTTCGTAGTGTTCCGCTTCCTCTTCGGACACGTTGCCGACAAGATTGCTAAAGGCGCTGAGATTAAATCCGGTGTGGTCTACCGGCGTTATAAATAAGCCGCATGCGATGGGGTCTTTATCTTTCATTTGTTTTTTCCAATCAGTTTGAAAAAGTGTTCTGCATCCATCAGGGCTAGTGGCTTCTGCCGATCCGCTTTGATGATTGCGATTGGTTCCGCTTTGGGTGGGCAGTTGGCTTCAGCTTGCTCCATGAATTTGTACGCACTGATCTTGTTCAGAGCCTTGCATTCAACAGAGTAGGGAAAGAGCTTCCTAGCAGCGGGGGACAGTTGAACGTCTTCCCCACCTTGGCCCATCCCGGTGGAACGGACATCATCTGGTTCCAGTTTTGGAAACAGTGCTAGAATTTTATCTCTTACCCACTGCTGGTGACGCCGCCCCTTTGCCTTTGCAGACTGAGGTTTTATCGCCATGCTTAGTCCTCTACGAACCAGTACGAAGGTGGTTCCTTTGCCTTCGACATAGGGTGAGGTTTGAACTTTGCCTTTGGATAGCAAGCTTGAGTGAAGTCACAGAAGGAACAAGCCATAGGCAACCGCTTGAGGCCGGTAGGCTTCCGATTAAACTTATCGGGTACGGGATCAAACTGACGCTCTAGAGGCGCTCCGCTCGTAATCTTTTCAACCGTGTTCTTCATAGAAAACATGTTGTAAGATTTCTCAGATGCAGAAACATTTGCATCTACTGCAAGCATTGCACCGGTGGACTTGTTCACAACAATCCAGCCACCCAATTCTTTATCTTGGGCTTGGGCATAGCCGGTTAGCTGTCCGATGTAGCCGAATGGATCGTCTTCTTTAAGAGCCTCATATCCGTGGGACCATTTCTTATCGAAGGCGAAGGGACTGCAGGATTTAACGTCATAGATCTTGTGATCAATTTCTATATCGTCTTCACCTTTAATGGTGACTGACCCAAAGTCCATCTCAACAAGATTCTTGCCGCCTGTGATGTTAACATCTGCGACCTTTAAGATCAGATTAGTGATGCACTCAACGGCGTCACCGATCATCATCTGGACCTTGAAGTTCTTGGACTTACGTTTCTGTTCAGAACCCATTGCGCCATGTTGTAGTTGGCACAGAGGCTTCCCGATGTTTGACATCCGCAGACGAAAATCTCTGTCTTGCGGCGTAAGCTGCTTGCGAAGAGCCGCCTTAAACTCTTCGCCAGCCTCTTCTATCCACGCATCTTCAATAGTTAGACCATCAAATTCATCGTTGGATAGTTTGTCATTGGTTGCATCCAGTTTGGATTGCAGCATTAGGCTACATCAACAAAATCATCGTCGAGACTATCTTCGATGTTGAGCGCATCCATTGCCTTGTTATCAAGCGAACCTTCTTTGATGGCCGTGAAGTATTTAGCATCAATCTCTTGGTTCTCTTTTTTGATAGCTTGGGCAAAGACAGACATCGTGTCGAACACCTGTTGGGTCATATCCAGCTTCTTAGACAGATCTACCTTGTAGGTGGGAGTGTACCAAACCACAGAGCCGTTTTCGTTGTAATCGGCACCCATTTCAGTCTCGTATTCATAAATGTTGGAACCCTTGGGCAAGTTCTTCATGTATCCGTTCCAGAAGCCGCCAAACGTGCTGTTCTTGTGGAACATGATGCAGGGCTGGTTCTCAATGGAGACCTTCTCACCATCGGCTGTCACACCGTCATAGCTCACAAGGCCACGGGTGACCCGATGCTTCATAGATTTATACACCTTTGCCTCAGCGTAATCCATTTCCTGTAGCGTTTCCCACGAAGGGTAGCCGCAGGCGATACCCCCCTTAATATCACGGGCTTCATCACGGGGGCTTGGAATGGCGATGGACTTGTTCACCAGTGTGCGCTTGCCGTCGATTTCATCCCAGTGGAAATACTGAAGGTGTGTAGCTAACGGGCGAAACGTAACGGTCTCGTTGTACACCTTCTGATCCATATTGGTCAGAAAGTATGACCCCTCTGGGATAGCCTTCTTTGTTTCCTTATCCCGTGAGCGTGAATTTATTTTAAGCTCTGGTACACGAACAATCGCTCCACCACCGCCGCCTGTTACTTGAGTGCCTAGCAGTTCATTCATTGCCTGCAGGTCTATTTGATTTACATTTGTAAGATCATTCATCTCGATTCGATCCTCTATTAGATGGACTTACAGTATGGCATTACTAAGTGGCACAAGTCAATCATATTCTACTTGATCCAGCCAATTTTTGCCACGGGATGTTTCTATTTTGAGGGGCAGAATAAAGTCATAATCCCAAAGCTCTTTTGCCTCTTCTGTGACCTTTTCCATAGCCCACTGCAGCACCTCTTTGACCTGTTCCTCTTCATCGGGGTGGGTATCTACCACAATGGAATCATGTACCGTCAAAACTAGCTTGGAGCGTAGGTTAAATTCCTTGAACTTTCGGAAGGCACGGATGCAGCTAAGTGGCACAATGTCGGCTGTCGCTGCAGACTGCACAGGGTAGTTCACCTGTTGCGTGTAGTTCTTTGTACGTCCGTTCTTGCGGCGTTCTTCATTGGGCCAAAAGAACTGACGCCCGGAGAAGATCTGTATGTGACCGTTCTTCAGTACACCGTCTGTAAGCTTCTTGTGATACGTCCCAAGTCCTTTGTAGATCTGGAAAAAACGGCTATAATAGTTTTTTATATGCCCCTCGTACTGCCCCCCGGTGGCCCCATAAATAGGGGCGAACGAATGGGCCTTGGCATTTTGCCTAGCGTCTTTGCCCACTTCATCAATCGTACACTCATTAATAATGGATGCAGTTTGCTTGTGTAGGTCTTTACCTTCCAAAACGTCTTTAATGATCTGCGGATCGCCAGAAAGCTCCCCGGCCATGACAAATTCTAGGCCGCTAAAGTCACTCTCAATAATCAGACCGTCTTTAAACCGGCTCACCATAGCCTCACGCACAGGAAAGCCACGCTTTGGCATGTTCTGTAGGTTAGGTGCAGTGGATGACAATCTACCGGTAGCAGTAACGCACTGATT